CACCAGAAATCTGGGAGGTGCAACAGATGATGAGGGAAAGTTGACTGCAAAAGAAGCAGAGTGTCTCGTGGCGGACGCTGGGGCACGATCACAAGGTGCAATGGCAGGTAGTGCTATTGCTGCTGGAGTTGCTGTTCCTGCCCTTGCTAGCGTCCCCTACGTGGGTTGGTTGGCAGGTGGTTGGGCACTGTTGCTAGGACAAAAAGCAGGATCAGAATTAGGATCACAAGTTGGTAGTGTATTTAATGATTGCTAATGGATATTCCTATTATTAGTGGTGTTAGTATTGATATCAAAGATATTGATATCGGTGAATTGAGAACATACCAATACACTCCACCATCAGTTCCTACTGCTGCTCCAGTTACTGTAGATATTGGTGTGCCTATTGTTAATATCCCTGGATGTGTAGAGGCACATGAATCAAACAACCCAAAAAATAATCAGGTAAAGTCAGATGACAAAAGAGGACTGGTTACGTTTTGCGATTCTGGCGTTCCTAGTTTTAATGCTATTCAGTATGAACCAGAGCAGTTAATTTATACTAGTCCTGCTCCAATACCAAAGACTGATACACCAGACAAACCACCAGCACCAGAGACACCCGAGACACAAGCACCTAAGACTCCTGTTGCTACTGCTAAAGTAGATTGTCCTACACCAGGACAGCAAGCAAAGGAACCTGTTGGTACGTTAGTAGAAGGATTTAGAAAGAAAGTTATTGCTTACGAACTAGTAGGTAATGAATGTATTCAACGCACAGAAAAAGTCCCACTACCTCAACAGATAGTAGCGGGACTTCCAAGTGGCGGACAAGTTATGCAGGTTGGTGGTATCGCTGTTATCGCGACAAGTTCTGCGTTGCTCGCAAAACCTCTTGCTGATCTTTTGTTAAAAGCGGTGAAACCTGCCGTGAAGAAAGTGATGAAGAAGATTGCTGCCTTACGGGGTAAGAAGCCCCCAGTTTTGTCTGTAAAGGAGCGCCAAGATGAGCAGCGTCAGATGAATGCTGCTGTGAAAGCTCTTCGTTCTGTGTTCCCGAGGAAGAAGAAGGGATAGTATGAACGTGTGGATGCTTATGTCCTGGTGGATTGTTTACCACGACATCAGCACACACCTTATAGTAAGGACTCTTGGGGTGAAAACGAATGCCACGTAGCATCAAATCACCACAATTTTTTAGTCTCGCAATCTCAAAGTCTAATCTTTTATTGGCAGTAAGTTGTTCTGTCAATTCAATTTGAGTTCGTGCTGCTTTCTTACACAACTCTTGCAAGTTTTTATCTGTAGGTGTACTCCATGTCATAGAGAAACCTACGCCTAGACTATAGTTATCCTTCTGTCCTGTTCTTGTCTTCTTTCTGAAGAGAACACGTCCAGGACTATCAATAATTCCATCTCCAATATCATTACCGTCTTCATCGATGGCACCATAGTTATCACTCACATCATATACTGGGTCCATATAGTATGGTTCGTATGGTTTAGATGCTGAAGCAGAACCTGTTACATAAGGGGTGAAGTTTCTAGTGGGACCTTGACACTGGATACCTCCACCATAAGTGTTAGTAATATACGGTCCTTGTAAAACCTGAATAGCTTGATTAGTAACTGAGCCTGAGCTATTTGCTACAGGGGCAGCAGTCGCACTCACACCTCCTATCTCCGCACTTGCAGGTAGGGCATTCGCAATACTTGTTAGACATAAGATTACTGGGAAAAAATACTTGTTGTGTCGGTTATACTTTGAACCTCCGTGGTTCTCTGGATAATCGTTTGATTTGAAAGACCTGGACCTTGATAAGTTTCTGTGAACTGGAACGCTTGTCCTGGTGTTGTTTGTGTGAATTGAGGCTTGCTGTTGACGCCTGTCCATGTTGAAGTCACTCCATCGATTGTTACATTATTAGAACCTATCCCTGGAGACAGGTTTCCATTTGCTGTGATACCACTTCCTGTAGCAGAGTATTGATACCCTGTGTTATAATCCATCGAGTTGATGGTTTCAGTTATTTTCTGTGTCGTCTCCGTGTGGCTCGTCATGGAGCCCTGGGTGAAGTTTGGGACCACGGGGACCGCCTGGGCAGCGGCAGCAGTAACTAAGACTGCCACCGCACTTATTGCAGTAGATGTGATTGTCTTTCCAAAACGGATCATTACGTGGGTCCTCAGTCAATTACAGTGATCTCACTTACGAATTGTCCTGTTGCCGTAGTTCCAGCACCACCAGCCGTCACAGTTACAGCACCCGAAGTACCTATAGTACCTGCTAGAGAACCAGCAGTGCCAGCTGTATAACTTGTCACTGATGAGAAGTTAGGAACATCTCCTACAGTAGGAGCAGCAGTTGGGATTGCATCACCTTGAGTAAACGACTGACTGTAAGAGAAAGCATTTCCATCAGTTGCTTGAGTTGCTGTGATAGTACCAGGAGCAAGGATACCAGAGGTAATTGTTCCAGTAGAGACAGCACCTGATGTTGAACCATCAGTAGTATTGATACCACTACCACTGATTGAGTAGGTATTCCCAACTCTAGTTGCAGTAGATCTAGCAGCATCAACAGTCAGTTGGACACTGGAAGCATGTTTTGATACAATTCCGCCAGCATTTGCTGCACTTGCGGTCATCAGTAACATAACGAGAGGTAAGAATTTTTTCATGCCATCTCATAAGGTTGGATCCACATCTATTTAGCAACTTCGATATGTTCGCGGCAAACCGAAAATTTTAATACGGTTTACCACTATTAAAGTTTGAGGTATTATCTCTAAATAAGTGTGGTTGCCTTCGGGGACCACACAATCTAATCTCGCTTTTTAAGGAGAAGTAAAATGACTGGACTGCGTAAGTTTGGCAGCAAAGATCTTGGTGCGATCGTAGATGCTGCAGAAAGATATAGTGTCGGACTAGACGACATTTTTTACCGACTGCATTCCTATGGAATGGGATCAGTCAACGAAGCGTATCCCCCTTATAACCTCGTGAAAGAATCTGAGGTCAGGTGGAGGATCGAAATGGCACTTGCTGGTTGGGACAAGGATGAAATTGAAGTCTCTACTGAGAGTAACGTCCTCCTGGTCAGGTCTAAGGCAGCGAAGCCAAAGGGAGAGGAAGAGTATCTACACCGTGGGGTGTCTACTCGCACCTTCGCTAGAGGTTTTAACTTGTCAGATGATGTTGAGTTGGGGACAGTCTGCTTTACAAATGGAATGCTCGTGATAGAATTACGGAAGATCATTCCTGACCACCAGAAACTGAAAGTCTATGATATTTCTGAAGAAACTACTTCAGGTGATGATTCACCCAGTGAGTCTGTTTAATGGATTGACAGTAGGATTCCTAATTGTAATAGGTATGGTGCATAATCATGCCCATTATAGTATGGATCTCGATCCTGAATCTTATGTCAGAAAATGGTGTAAGAAAAACCAAGACGTTTGTCGAAGGTATACTACACCTGATGATTATTGATATATAGTATGCAACTGAAGAGACCTCAAGGGGTCTCTTTTTGTTTGGAGAATCCTATGAATCATTATGTAAACCTATGTCCCGCATACAGTGAGAATATTGAAACTCTTACCGTAGATCTCCCTCCAGAGTATATGGATGAGTTTATGCAGATGGTGCATATCCTTGCTGATACTAGAAATCAATCTGCTCGCCGTGCCTTTGTGGACATGGTAAAATACACATACAATAACCTGATGGAGAAGACTTATGATAAAAATCGCAAGAATGCAAAGCGGCGAGGACGTAATCGCTGACGTAAAAGAGATTCGTGCTAACCCCGAATCAACTCAGGCGTTGGGGTATGAGTTTGCAGATGCATTCACTGCGATGATTCAACGTCCCACTGAGAATATGTTTCTGACAGAAGAAACTCAAGAGGATTCTCTTGAGCAACTCAAGGATATGAAACTAGAATTCTTTCCTTGGGCACCTCTTGCCTCTGGTCGTAACATTGTTTCCCTCTTCTCTGTAGTATCGATGTCAGAGCCACATGAGAATGTGCTGGCAGGATATCAACAGGTGCTAGAGCAGTATAAAAACCTTCAAAAACCTAAAGATAATGCTGAAATTGATTATACTCAGACACCACCCGCAGACCTACTTATTGGGGAATCTGACGGAGTTGGATGAGGAGCCGAGTCTCCTTCTGGAGGACTGCTATAGCGTCACTCCAGAGGCAGAATTGCAGGCATACCCCCTTCATACTGATCAGCGATTTGTTTTCTTGACAACAGACGACGTGATGACTATACTGGATCCGTCAGATACTATCGTCAAGGCATACAAAGCACTGAATGAGTAATTTCTATACCAATCTCGTACTGCTGGGCGACGACATTCTCTATCGTGGATATGAGCACGGACAACCCGTGCAGTATCGAGAGAAGTCTCGCCCAGTTATGTTTATGGTGCCTCAGGCACAGTCACGTCCCACTGATTATCGCACCTTAGACGGTCGTAAGGCATACCCCAAACAGTTTTCTGGTGCTCGTGAAGCGAGAGACTTCATGAATCAGTATCAGAATGCTGCTGGAATGGAAGTGCATGGGTATGAGAGGTTTGTGTATCAACACATCGGTCAGAAATACCCTGGTGAGATCGACTATGACATGTCTCAGATGAAGATCTATACGATTGACATTGAGGTGGCATGTGAAAACGGTTTCCCTGATGTGCTGGCATCTGCTGAGGAGATGCTGTGTATCACGATCAAGGATTTCAACACGAAGAAGACTATCACCTGGGGCACACGAGAGTTTGCTCCTGCTGATACTGAGTATCGTGTTTTCTGGACCGAGCAGGAGATGCTCACTGACTTCCATAAGTGGTGGACAGAGAATACTCCTGACATTGTGACGGGTTGGAATTGCAACCTGTATGACATTCCATACATCTGTCGTCGCATTGAGCGTGTCCTTGGCGAGAAGTGGAAGAAGTCTCTGTCCCCCTGGAATCGTGTGATTGATCGTGAGATCAAGATCATGGGTAGGACTAACATCGCATACGAGTTGACAGGTATCAACATCCTTGACTACCTGGATCTTTATAAGAAGTTTACCTATACCAACCAGGAGTCCTATCGACTAGATCACATTGCAAATGTGGAGTTGGGTCAGCAGAAGTTGGATCACTCTCAGTTTGAAAACTTCAAGGACTTCTATACCTCAGACTGGCAACGCTTTGTTGAATACAACATCCAAGACGTTAATCTTGTTGACCGCATGGAAGACAAGATGAAGTTGATTGAGTTGGCAATCACTATGGCATTCGATGCTAAGGTCAACTTTGAGGATGTGTATTCACAGGTCCGTATGTGGGACACTCTTATCTACAATGATCTGGGTAAGAGGAATATTGTTGTCCCTCCCAAGCAGACATCCAAGAAAGATGAGAAGTATGCGGGTGCATATGTGAAAGAGCCTGTGCCTGGTCTCTATGACTGGGTAGTGTCTTTTGACCTTAACTCTCTATATCCTCACCTGATCATGCAATACAACATCTCACCTGAGACGTTGGTTGATCATCGCCACCCCACTGTCACAGTGGATAAGTTGTTGGACCAGGCGATAGATATTGATGGAGAGTATGCTGTGTGTGCTAACGGTGCTCAGTATCGTAAGGATATCCACGGTTTTCTCCCTGAAATCATGCAAAGGATTTACGATGAAAGGACCATTTACAAGAAGAGAATGCTTGCCGCTAAGCAAAATCTCGAAGATGCCACCACACCTGCAGAAACCTTGGCATTACAAAAGGATGTGTCCAAATTCAACAACATCCAGATGGCAAGAAAGATCCAACTCAACTCTGCCTATGGTGCCATTGGAAACCAATACTTCCGATATTACAATCTGGCAAATGCTGAGGCGATCACTCTCTCGGGTCAAGTCTCGATTCGTTGGATCGAGAATAAGATGAATGCATACCTAAACAAGATTCTTAAAACTGATGATACTGACTACGTTATTGCTTCTGATACTGATTCCATCTATCTCAATCTGGGTCCTTTTGTACACAAGGTATACAAGGAGCGAGAGGCGAGCGATGAGAGCATTGTTAGGTTCCTTGACAAGGTGTGTGAGGTGGAATTTGAGAAGTATATACGAAATTCTTATGAAACGTTGGCGTCCTATGTGAATGCCTACGAGCAGAAGATGTTTATGAAGCGAGAGAATATCGCTAACAAGGGCATCTGGACTGCTAAGAAGCGTTATATTCTCAATGTCTGGAATAGTGAGGGTGTGCAGTATGCTCAACCAAAACTGAAGATGATGGGTATTGAAGCAGTGAAGTCTTCGACTCCTGCTGCTTGCCGCACTGCAATTAAAGAAGCACTCAATGTGATCATGACTGGCAGTGAGGAAGCAACGCAGCAATACATCAAAGACTTCCGTGATAAGTTTGAGTCCCTCCCTCCTGAGGAGGTAGCATTCCCTCGTGGATGTAATAACATCGCTAAGAATTCTTCCCCTGCTACCATCTATGGCAAGGGATGTCCAATGCATGTGCGTGGAGCACTGCTATATAACTTCTGGATTAAGAAGAAGAAACTGTCCCACAAGTATCCTCTCATTCAGGAAGGTGAGAAGGTCAAGTATCTCCACTTGAGGACACCTAATAAGATCAACGAAAACGTTGTATCATTCTTCCAGACTCTTCCGACTGAATTTGGTCTTGACAGCAGCATCGATTACGACCTACAATTCACGAAGAGTTTCCTTGATCCTCTTAAAGCCATCCTCGATACTATTGGGTGGCAAGCAGAAAAAGTAAACACATTGGAGGCACTTTGGTCTTGAGTTTTCTAAATGACATTGTAAAAGAAATTGATAATGAGTATGCTGGTCTGGTGGCTGACGGTGTGGCAGCAGGCGATACTACTGCTTTCATTGATACTGGGTCCTATATCTTTAATGCTCTATGCAGTGGGTCCATCTTTGGTGGCATCCCGTCGAATAAAATTACAGCTATTGCTGGTGAATCTTCAACTGGTAAGACTTTCTATTGCCTCGGCATCGTTAAGCATTTTCTTGAAACTGATCCTGACGCAGGTGTAATCTACTTTGAATCTGAGTCTGCCATCTCTCGTGAGATGATTGAGTCACGAAACATTGACAGTCAGCGTATGGTGGTAGTCCCTGTTACCACTGTGCAGGAGTTTCGTTTGCAGGCAATTCGTATTCTGGATAAATATCTGGAGCAATCGCCTGACAAACGTAAACCAATGATGTTTGTCCTGGACTCCCTGGGCATGTTGTCTACAACTAAAGAGATTGAAGACAGCGAAGCAGGTAAGGAGACCCGTGACATGACTCGTGCTCAGGTAGTTAAGTCCATTTTCCGTGTCCTTACACTCAAACTGGGTAAAGCAAATGTACCTCTCATCGTTACCAATCATACATATGATGTCGTCGGAGCATACGTCCCGACCAAAGAAATGGGTGGTGGTAGCGGTCTTAAGTATGCTGCTTCTACTATCATCTATCTCTCAAAGTCTAAAGAGAAGGATGGTAAGGAAGTCATTGGCAACATCATCAAGGCCAAGGCAGCAAAGTCTCGACTCACCAAAGAGAATACTGTGGTGGAGACCCGTCTCTTTTATGATGAGCGAGGTCTAGATAAATACTATGGTCTCCTGGAGTTGGGTGAGAAGTATGGTGTCTTCCAACGTGTAGGCAACAGATATAAGGTTGGTGAATCTTCCATCTATCCGAAGCAGATCCTCAAAGAGCCTGAAAAATACTTCACTGATGAAGTGATGGCACAACTGGAGGAAGCAGCAAAGCAGGAGTTTAGTTATGGATCTTAAGCATTTCATTCGTGTATACGATGATGTGTTGGATGAAAATCTTTGCAAGCACATCATCAATAACTTTGATAAGCATAGTCAGAAAATTATCCTGGACCAGGATAATATCAAATTTTCTACTCTCAACATGACTGAGTTGGCAGAGAAGGAGCAAAACACTGAGTGGGGTTTGATTCAGAATCAGGTTGTGACTGCACTGCAGGCATGTGGTCAGCAATATATCATTGACCTGGATTGTGAAAAATATATGCCACAGAAGAATGCCCTAGAGCAGATCAAAGTAGTCCGCTACACTGCAGGAGAGGGTAGATTTGATGAGCATATTGATGTCGGTGACTATGCATCAGCACGTCGTTTTGTCACCTACTTCATTTACCTAAATGATGTAGAAGAAGGTGGGTCTACTTATTTTCGCAACAGTGACTATGAAGTGGAAGCAAAACGTGGTAGAATTGTCATGTTTCCTCCCACCTGGCAATACCCACATGCAGGTCTAGTCCCCAAGACTGAGGACAAGTATATCCTAACCACCTATTTGCACTATCAATGAGTCTAAAAATTGAGGAGGTTGCCCTCAGCAAACTCATCCTGGAAGAAGATTACTGCCGTAAGGTCCTACCCTTCCTTAAGGATGAGTATTTTGATGCGCTGTCTAATCGGACGCTATTCAATACGCTGACGGAGTATATCAATGAGTATGATAATACCCCAGAGCCTACTGCTCTTAAGATTGAGGTAGAGAAACGTCGTGATATCACTGAGGACATCTTCAAGGAGATCGTAACCTTCTTAGATAATCTGGATCACGACCAATATAATGAAGAATGGTTGCTCGATACCACTGAGAAGTGGTGTAAGGAGCGTGCTATATACTTAGCATTGATGGAGTCTGTCAAAATTGCTGATGGGCAAGATAAGACTCGCACTAAAGATGCCATCCCCTCTATCATGTCTGAGGCGTTGGGGGTGTGCTTTGATGACCATGTAGGTCACGACTATATCAATGACTCAACTGATCGTTATGACTTCTATCACCGTAAAGAGGAGAAAATTCCCTTTGATCTCAACTATTTCAACAAAATCACAAAAGGTGGTTTGCCTAACAAAACTCTTAACATCGCGCTTGCTGGTACAGGCGTCGGGAAGTCTTTATTCATGTGCCATGTGGCTAGCTCCATCCTGCTCCAAGGACGCAACGTTCTCTACATTACAATGGAGATGGCAGAAGAACGCATTGCTGAGAGAATTGATGCCAACCTCCTGGACCTCCCAATCCAACAACTGAGTGACCCCATCCTTACCAAGGATCGTTTCGTTGCTAAGATTGATAAAATAAAGAAGAAGACCCACGGTAGACTTGTCATCAAGGAATACCCCACAGCATCCGCACATGTGGGTCACTTTAAGGCACTCTTGAATGAGTTGTCACTGAAGAAAGGATTCCAACCTGATATTATCTTCGTTGATTATCTCAACATCTGTGCTAGTGCCCGATATAAGGGCAACATCGTTAACTCCTATACATATGTGAAAGCAATTGCTGAGGAGTTGCGTGGACTTGCTGGTGAGTTTAACGTCCCTATTGTTTCTGCTACTCAAACAACTCGTAGTGGTTACGGCAATAGTGATGTGGAGCTTACTGACACATCTGAGTCTTTTGGTTTGCCTGCTACTGCTGACCTTATGTTTGCTCTGATCTCTACTGAGGATATGGAGCAGATGGGTCAGATTATGGTGAAGCAGTTGAAGAATAGATATAATGACATCAACGTCTTCAAACGATTTGTCGTCGGTATTGACAGAGCGAAGATGAGACTGTATGATTGTGATCAGTCTGCTCAAGATAACATCATTGATGCAGGCAGCATACCCGATGCCCCTGTGGCATTCACTGAAACTAAAGAAAAGTTTACTGGATTCAAAATCTGATTATGGCACAAGACAAATTCACTAACGAAGCAAATGACAATGGGTCTGCTGACCAGGCGGCAGAAGCAATTAACTCTGCCGCTCGTGATAAGGTAGACGAGAATGTTGAGAACGCTCGTGAGGTGGCAGACACTGTGCCTCAAGATGCTGATGCGTTTACTTCTGATGAGCACCTGACTGGTGCCCCTCGCACGAAGCAGCGTCTTAAGGATAAAATCAAAGAGCGTGATGAAGTTAAGTCAAAGAAAGGTGGTCCTGAGAAGTTTACTGTTGACCTTGACAAGTACGCTGCCTTTGTTGACCGTGTAACCTCTGATCCTAGTAAGAATCTCAACACCCTCATCGAGCGGTATCGTGACCTGGAAAAGGCAAAGTGCAACATCGCACGTCTTGATACTGCTGCCTCTGGTATGTCTGCTGAGGCAGGTGAGTTTATGGAGATCGTCAAGAAACTCAAGTTTCAAGGCAAACCTTATGATGAGGCAAACAAAGAGCACTTGACCAAGGAGTTAGGTGATATCATGTGGTATGTTGCTCAGGCATGTCTTGCACTGGATGTCCGACTGGATGAAGTGCTCTACATTAACACTCTCAAACTGGCAGCACGATATCCTGAAGGTATGTTTGATGTTGGTTACTCTGAGAATCGAGCACCTGGGGACATCTGATCTAAATAGAGGGGTAAAGACCCCTCTTTTTTAATGGCAACAACTGGTATAAACAAGTGGGACAAGTATTTCAAGGGGCAGAATGTTGAGACGTTTGTAAAAGCAAACTCCAAAGCAACTGCCACCAAGAATAAAACTGACACAGGACTTACCTTGGCACATGGTGAGCCTATCATTGTGCAGGCTGGGAATTCATACCCTCCTACTGGCAGACTAGACATCCTGTATAAGAATAAACCCTATACATTTCATATTGATTGCATAGAGAAACCTGGACGTGGTGGATCTGCTGGCAAGATGAATATCGATGCCACTAAACTCATTGCACAGGGTGATATTGAGGTTGTCCCTGTCCTACAGGGACAGAAAGATGTCAGATGTAAGTGCTTCTATGACTCTAGGGAGTTGTATGATGCAGTCATCTACGGTCTAGACAATGAGCCATCTGTCCCTGAGGCAGTCACTGACCAGATGATAGACTATTTCAAGGATAATCTCAAAGGTGATTACAACATTATCTGGCAAGAGGGCATCACACCCTCACAAAAGACTGAGTTGGGTAAGTATTTTGGTGAGGTTTTGATCGGATATTTGGGTCTGAATAAAGTAACAGGTCATACATCTATCAGTCCATGGCAGCAGAGCAACATCAAATGTTTCATCGTCCCTGATGACCCATCATTTGCTGGTGTTGACTCAGCATTCCTATGCCATGACGGGACCATCATCCCCATCTCATCTAAGTTTGGTAAGGGTGCTCAGGCATCTATCTTTGCCAACATCATGCCTGTTGCCATTAAGAATATGAGCACACTTCCTAATGGTGTGCTGAAAGATCTAGCCGAGATCTCATCGAAGTATAGTAATCCTGCTCGCGAGGGTAAGAAGATTGTCTATGAGTATGGCATCAAACATATCCTGGAGTTGAAAGACATTAGTAACTCCTACGATGTCTATACAAACTTCAAGTCTGGCAAGATCAAACCAGAGTATGCACACGTTACAACTGCTGTCCGTACCTATGTGATGAAAGGTGGTGATGGTAAGGAGTCTTCTGCTAAGGAGTTGGTAAACAACCTACCCAAGTCCCTGTCTAGTTGCCTTGCAAGAGGCATCTCAGACCGTCTCAACGC